GGTACCTAAACAACCAGTCCGACTACCTTCGCTATAAGGGTTCTGAATTCCAGTTTATTGGGATGGACGAAGTCACCGAAATCCGTGAATCCGACTACCGATACATGTTCTCCCGTCTACGCCGACCCAACTCTGGACCCCTTTCCGAGGTCCCACTCCGAATGAGGTGTGCATCCAACCCTGCCCCGAACTGGGTTAGGCAAAGGTTTATCGTGGAAGGGATTTCTGAAGGAAGAATCTTTGTCCCCTCAAAACTGACCGACAACCCCGGAATTGACGCAGACTCATACCGTCAAGCCCTGCAGGCTCTTGACCCTATTGAGCGTAGGCGGCTTGAAGAAGGCGACTGGTGGAGCACCACTCTCGGAAGCTTATTTGAGCGAGAATCCGTCATAATTATTGACCAATCAGAGGTCCCAACAATCTCAAATACGGCAAAAGTCGTCCGTTTTTGGGACCTTGCAGCCACCGAGCCAAGCGCAAACAACCCCGACCCTGACTATACGGTAGGCACGCTAATGATGTTTGACCAGGGAATTGCTTATGTCATGGACGTAAAACGGGTGCGGGTTAAGGGCGAAAAGGTAGAGCAACTGATTGCACAAACAGCCTACGAAGACGGCCTAGATACCCCAATCTTGATGGAAATGGAGCCTGGCTCTTCCGGAAAGGCCCTTGTGGACCAATATGCCAGATATGTACTTCCTGGCTACAACTTCACTGGGATTAGGGCTACTGGAGACAAGGTAACCAGGGCTCGTCCATTTGCTGCCGCTATGGCTAACGGCAACGTCCGTGTGGTCAGAGGGCCGTGGCTTACTCATTGGCTTGATGAGTTCTCGTCATTCCCCGAAGCTTGCGACCATGACGACCAAGTCGACTCTGCTGTAGGAGCTTTTACACATTTGGCAGGTTTGGGGTTGCAACAGAGAAGAAGAATTGCTATCGTCATTTAGTACTGGGAGACCAGTTACTAGATAGGACGGTATTAAAAGTGTCTTTAGACAAAATTGCAAAACTCCGACTTCTGATTATTGATTTAGAAGCAGAGGTCATGAAAACCATTGATGATGGTGCAACTCTTGAAGAAGCGGGAAACATGCTCCTTCAGCTAAATCTAACTAAACGCGATATGGGTATTGTGTACGACGCAGTTGCCCATCGTTTTGGAGAAATGATGGATATGGAATCAGCGGTTCCACTCCCTGGCAATGCCGTCATTGAGAAGAAGTCTTCTTATGAGCGTAAGGCGTGGCAACACAAGGACATCGCTAAGGCAGTCATTAATAGATTGCGCCAAATGTCAGTTGACATGGATACTGGTGAAGTTGTAAAATCGCCAGAGGAAATTGCAATGGAACTAATGACCTATTGCGCTCCTTCTTACTGGAGAATTAAAGAGCTCAACAACATCGGCATCAACCCGGACATGTACTGCGAAACAGGCGTACTAAAAACAAGCATCATCGTCAGAAAGGGCGACACAGAATGAACACCAACATAACCCAACTATTAGCAGAACCATTCCCACGGGAAATGGAAAAGATTCTCAAGAAAGGTGGGGCATCCCTCACTTACATCCCCGTAAGCGAAGTGATTACTCGCCTCAATAAAGTTTTAGGAATTGACTCATGGTCATTCAATATCCTCTCTTGCGACAGAGACTCTCTTGACCCTGAATACATCGTTGCTCATGTTCGTTTGATATGGCACACTGACGCAACTCGTCCAGAATGCACCATTGTTCGTGATGGGTTTGGTGGACAAAAAATCAAGCGCACCAAGGCTGGCGATATTGTTGACCTTGGTGACGAGATGAAAGGTGCTGTTTCTGACGCACTCAAGAAAGCCGCCCAGACTCTTGGTGTCGGCCTTTACCTCGCCCGCAGTGAAGAGGCAATGGACGTTGAGGAAGCAATGAGCATCTCTCCAGCAGAGCAAGTACGCCTTGATAAGTGGGACCAATTTGCAGGACTTGCAAAGGCTCTTAACGCCGACCAAAAAACAGAACTGAACGAGTTTTGGGAACAACATGCTGGCGGTCGCCCTAAGCCAACAAAGTCAAACGCAACAGACCAAGACCTTGATGACTTGATTGCTGAAATCGTTCGTATTCAGTTCGGTGGCACTCTTGTCTCAGAGTGAGTTAACACCCCCTCCTCACCTTTCTGCTTCTTCTATTGGAACATTTCATCAGTGTCCACTCAAGTTTAGATACAACAAAATTGACCAAATTCCGGACGTTTCAGGTGAAGCAGCTGTCATGGGCAATTTTGTTCACGATGTTCTTGAAGAACTTTACAAACTACCCGCAGAACAAAGAACTCTTGACAACGCCAAGTTTCTTGCTAAGCAGGTATGGGATGAAGTCTGGGTGGACAGAGCAACGGAATCAGTAAATAGCGAAAAAGAAATTCGTCAGTTCAGGTGGCGTTCGTGGTTCTGTATTGAGAATCTTTGGATTCTTGAAAATCCACAAGAACTTGAGCCCGGTGGTCTTGAATTTGAAGTTGCTGGAGATATCGAGGGTGTTGTTATTAAGGGATTCATTGACCGATATTCAACACACGGAGACGGTGAGTCGCTCATTGTGAGTGATTACAAAACCGGCAAAACCCCCCGACCTCAGTATCAAGCAGACAAGTTCTTTCAACTTTATATCTATGCGTACATGCTGGAAAAGATGGGCAAAGGCACAGCAAAAGAACTAGAACTCCTGTACCTGAAAGACGGAGTAAGACTTAAAAAACACGTGACAAGTCGTGAATCAAAAAACATGATTGAACACGTTATTGATACAAAAAAGCAAGTGGACGAATGCTGTCGCACTGGAGAGTTTGAAGCGAGAAAATCAATACTCTGCAACTGGTGCAGTTATCAGGAAATTTGCCCAATGTTTGGTGGTAAGAAATGATTGATGAAGTCACTTTTGCTCAAATGGTCGCTGAAGAAGTTAAAAACAAGCTATCCCCTACTCAAAGAGACATGCTGACCGACCCTGAAAACTGGAGTAGATGGAAGGACCACCTGCAGGCTCTTGTTGACAATCTTGACGACCAAATAGGTGACATTGAGTATGACAACCAGTCGGACATCGAACGGTTTGAGTCAATGGGTCGCGATGGAAAAATTCTTGCTCAAGAAGCATCCAAGGCTTACGAAGCTAGAAAGAAGAAAATTCTTCGTTTTAGATTTCACGTAAACAAACGCCTAGATGAAGTATCAGCAATGATTGATACGGGGGAGGCTCCTGAATCAAATGGCTGGCAGGAGATGGAAACCCTTAAGAAAGCAATTATCAAACATCGTGCTCTTTTGCGTGAGTTTGAACTTGAAGAGACATCTATAGACAGGGCCTTGTGGGCGGTTCTTAACAACGAGTGGCTATTCGACCTAATCGATGAATCAAGCCTTTTTCCAGCAGAGTGAACCGTAAGCCAATAAAGCGGTCAGATAAACCGCTAAAAAGAACACCTTTAAAGAACTCTTCAAAGAAGATAAATCATCGCTCTAAGAAAACTGAAGAGAAGTACAAACTTCGCAGGCCGTTAGTTGAAAAGCTTTTAGGAGAACGCCCGTGGTGTGAAGCCTGTCCTGTCTTTGCTCAATACGACGAACTTGCTGTCTATCAGCAAAGACCATCATCGGATGTTCACGAACTAGTGAGACGCTCGCAGGGTGGCTCCATTCTTGACGAATCAAACCTTATGTGTGTCTGTCGTCCTTGCCATACCCGCATAGGAAACTATCCTCAGCTTGCTTTTGACCTTGGACTATCCAAGCACTCTTACGATTCTTGAGGACCGACAGAGCCAATACGTGGTTGTATTCGGTCGTTATTGGTAGGATATATTTCTCGCAATTTTTCACCGTCTGCTGTAGTGACTGCACCACCATGAAGAACTAGTCCAGGGCTGAATCCGTAACAGGCGTTAACGACATCGCAGACGCCAAACATCATGACAGAAAGTCGCCTGCGACGCCATTTTTCGGCTGTAGTTATTTGCTGAATCATTGGGTCGCCAGCACGCCAATTAATCATGGCTGCCCACGTGGACATGTACTCCTTTTCAAGAACCCGAGATGCTTCCGCGCCCTCTAATACGGTCCCCCATGGGTATCTGTCGTCTGCAAATCCAAGAAGAATTAAATGAGCAGGCTGAATATGTCGACCATCAAGAAGTACAAACCAAAGTTTAACTACTTCTTCTTCTGACCCGAAAACTTCTTCGCGGTAATACTTAACTACCAAACGGCCTTCTGCATCAACTTCACCCCAGCCCCACTCAGTCAGGTCTTCGGTGGGAAGTTCTTCACTGTTTGTGTACCACCTTTTAGGGGGCGGACGCATGCCAGCAGAAAGCCAACGAATATCAAAGAAATTATCGCTTAATTTGTTTCCAGTATCAAGCGCAAATGTTGAG